TCCATCCATTTTTTCATCGGGAACCGTAAATCTGTTGCTCTAATTCAATGATACGATACTGAGCGGATTGTAATTGTTTCTCAAGTAATTCAATCTTATTACCCATGGCCAGTATAGCCTTGGTTTCTTCTTCGGATTTGGTTAATTGAGGTCTCTCTGGTCTTTGTGAGCAGAATCCACAGGAAGGGTCTTCACAGCGCCTTTCTATCCATGTCATGGTCTTACCATCATAATAAGCATCATAGGTCTCGGAGTATTTGAGCCACTCCCGTGCGGTCTTTTCATCTATTTTCATTGGGTTTTCCATACATTAACATCATCGCATCAAGCACACAATCATCCACGGGATTGTGCTTAGTAATATGTAGGTCTTTATCAAAGGCCTCTAACCAAGGCGGTGTTTCAACTTTTGTATAGCCAGTGGTGACACCATACAGGAAATCTACAGCCGTTCTTACATCACGCCAACGGGCATATGGCCAGATTGGTTCCAGACCTAATTGTTCTTCAAAGCTATCAAGTACCAATTGGTCAAGGTTACCTCGTGCCCATACATAACAATTTGCATCATTCTTGGTGGCCGCCCATTGTCTCATAGATTCATAGCCATCCTCAAACTTTACATCAATGGCAGGGTTTGGTTTAAATGACTTAATGCGGACATTCTCACATTGTTTAGACCACCAAGACATGGTTGATTTACCAACCTTGCGGTCAAGCCGTTTCATCTGGTCTTCCACATCAAATTTGACAAAAAACGCCTCATCAAATAATTGCTTATGGCCAGGTTGCTCATCGGGAATAAAGTATATTGCAGCCATCGATAAAATGACTGAATTGGATTCTTTACCTAGTGTTTCAACATCAAATACAAACATAATTAAATTTTCGGTTTATCTTCTACCTGAGGTAATGGAGGCTTTTTCATCGCCTCTTCAATTTCTTCTTGTAATGTTCTACGCTTTCGGCCACTCATTTTAAATCTGGCTTCGGCCATGGCGCCTTCTAATTCACCAGGCAATAAAAATGGTGGGTCATCATCGTTAGGGTCATAATTGAATGGTCTACTCATTTGGACTCCCATTTCAAACCTAATAATTTATACAAACCTCTACGAATCAACGGAGGTTTACCTTTTGTTTTAATTACGGTGGTGTCCACATCAATATTCAAGTGTGAAGCAACCAATCCCGTAGTCCATGTCCCGCCATTGTTTATGGTCAGGTATTGATTTGATAATGGTGGTGCTGTCAATAAAGGTTTATCACATTCTTTATAATTCAGGTCAAGTGGTAATTGCTCAGTTAAAGGCCAAAAATAATTAATCTCTAACTGTTTCATAGTTTGGCAGCCTTATCAATCACATTATTGACGGCTGCTGTATTATGTCCGTCTTGTATGGAATGTAGGTGTAATCGGTCAGCACAATTACGAATATCATGGCTCAAATTACCTTCGCCAATCTCTTGCTCTACAAGTCGAGCAACATCGTGCAACTGAATAACGGCATCAATTAAATCTAAATTTCTCATTTAAATATCCTTTTAACTCCGTCTTTTAGGGTCATGGCAAAAAACATAAGAGCGGTCAATACACCAACCATTAGGGCTGGGATTAGCCAACTCAATTCTTCAATGATTTTTTCACTTGTTCGCATACTTAATTAGGCCATTTTGACTTACCATCTTCGGATGGCTCTTCTTTAGATTCACCTGTAGGTTCAATCATTTCAATGTCCATGTCACAGTCAATAATCATTTCGGTGTCGCTACAAGACCAACCATGCTCTTCAAGGTCAAATACTGAATTTTCTTCTAAAAATTCTTCTAACCATTCACGGGTTTCTTCATCACATTCATCATAATCACATTCGTCCCAACACCCATCGGTACATTCATACAATTCAGTTTCATAATCACAATTGTAAATATCTACACCCGCTTTCAAATCAGGTGGGTTATCATCTTCGGTGGTTACATGGAATTCACCCCATCGCCAACCTGTTTCATAGGTAAATCGCTGACCGTCTTTTGTCCATTCTTGTCTTTCAATAACGGACTTTTTCCATTGGGGTGTTACTGACCATACTGCCATAATATACTCCTACTTTTCGTTAATTGGTGTGATAGACGAGCGCCATGTTAGGTCTGGCTGCTCTTTTTCGTTGTTGATTATTGATACAGGTCGAGGTGTGGTATAATCCACTATGATTATTTCTTCTTCATCATCTAAAAATAAAGATAATACTAAAACAAAACCAATCAAAATCAAACATTGTTTCAACATAATTATTTTTTCTTAATCCAATCTTTTTCCCACATATCTCTATATGGGTCATCTTTAAACCAGTCTTCTTTTTCCCAACTCTTAAACTTTTCTATTGTTGCTTGTGATATAGGCGGTACAGAAACCTCATTTGTTTTTTTGGAGGCCATATACAATGTAGCGGCTACTGCACCTTCTACAATCATACGCAATCACTCAAACTTTCCATCCATCGTTTATTACAATCTTTATTGTTGTCTTTGCATGGTGTTTCTGAATCTGGTAATAAACTTAATACTACTGCTTCTGTTGCTAACTCTTGTGGAGTTTTTTGTTTTTCTTCTGCCATTTTGTTCACCTTTTGGGTTGTTAAGGTCTCTATTTATTGAACCGTATATTGCTCTGGTTTTAAGTGTGTGTTAGCAATTGATTTCAACAAGGCCTTAAAGTCTTCTTCACCTTGTGCTACTTGATTCAATAGTAATAATCTAGCATTCATAATGGCTGAAAACTCTAATGCACCAATAGAATACTTTTGTGCTTGTTCTAAAATAAAATTATCTATTCCAATAGATAAATCTATCAATTGTTGGTCTGTAATCATAATTTGCCTGTATAGTTTATTTTCATGTAATCATTATACACGAAATAAGCCTACTATGTGGCAATAATGGTTTAGAGGTTTGGGTGTTCTACGGCAGGATTTTGATGTAATATGAAATTAATAAACTGGCAAGCTTTATTTTCATCATCAAAATAGCGTATGATTGTTTGTGCGGTAATTACAGAGGTAAAAATGATAAACACATTTTCTTTGTATACCGAGAATTTGATTATCCAATTATTACGGACAACAGGTTCCCAAGACTTGGTGTTCTGTTCTATGTCCATTTTTAATAGGTCTTTAAAAGAAACTGATAGAGGTTGTTTTTCCATACCTTTATGTAGGTATTAGAAAAAGTCTCTATCAGTTGGTCTTACTTACTGACTGGTTGGGGACTCTTACCATTCACCCAATCCCAATCTTCGTTGGTCATAGGTACCCAATTATTCACTTACATTCTCCATATTGTCGCATTAGGTTCTGAGCTTCTCTGTGTTTGCCATTTCTAGCAAGTTCAGCGGCCGCTCGAGCGTAACCTATTCCTTTAAAACAAAGGTAGATTTTTCTGAAAAATGTTTTCATTATTTTTTAGCAGTAAATTTCTCTACTTGCTCTGTAGCTTGGGTATAAATGGTATTGGAAATTTTGGCCATTTCCTTGGCAAATGTTGTTTGAGCATCAACGAATGATTGTAGTGGCTCACGAACCTTTTTATCGGTAACAACTGTATTGAGGAATTGAGTTTTTACACCTTGAAAAGTGTCAATGAATGAATTTGCATATGATAGCATAGTTTTCTCCTATTAAGCGAGTGTTATAAAATTGTGACCTTTATTAAGCATCACATTTTTATTTATAATCAAAAGCATAGAAAAATGACGCATCGCAACATTTTATCAGCAGGTGAAATCACATTTGCCATTAAAAATAGACTTGGCCAGCTGCTCTGGCTCATAAGTAGCGGTGTCCGGTTTTGATTAGAAAGCTATAGCTTACCAAAGACATGTGCTTTGTGTATCTTACAGGTCACCCACGAATTGTAGTAACTCTCAGACAACAATGCTTGTCGGTTGAATATCTCAAAAGTCTCCCAATAACTGCAAGCACTTCTACTTTTACATAAGTGGAGTATTTCTCTGGTGTATTGGTCTTCACCATTCTTCTTCACATCTTCTTGCAATTCAGTATTAGAACCCCAATAGGTTTCCCAATCGGAGGTCTTTCTGACCTTTTTCTTTTTGCCTTTTACTTGACGAGTGCCAGCCTTGGTAAAGAACTTCTTACCAATATATTTACGACCGGTTTGGTTGTGAGTGATTAGATAGACAAACCCGAAATAACCATCGGCATCTTCGGGTTTGAACTGTTCTGCTGTATTATGATAAAACCACACTATTCATCCTCTTGTTCAGATTCATCCTTCTCTAGTATGTATGCTGAACAAAATGGACAAAATCTAGGGTCATCATCACAATCATCAATGCTGTATTTTATTTGAAACTTAGAATCACAATCATCACAAATGTGAGATAGTGTCGGCATTAATTACACCATGATTGCTTGGCATCGCCAAAATACTCTCTAGCGAAACCATTTTGAATTAAACCTGTGCGTAGTGATTGGCCATCTAATACAATATCTCCCAATACACGACCGCCGAATTTATCCCAG